CAGAGGAAACACTGCTTACATCTTGAGTTACTACTCTTGCTCCATAATCAAAACTAATAGATGTGTTTAAAACAACATTACCATCAACATTAATTATATTTCTAAATTCATTCACTACTTTTTCTTGTGGTGAACCTAAATCAGAATAAGCCGCCTGCACTGTGCAAGGAATATTACTGCCATTATCACTTAAGCCATCATCTGCTTTCATTATAGATCCATCTTCTCCAAAATACAAACTACTATTGTACAATCCCCAAGTTCTTGCGTTCATATTTGAAAACTCAAATCCTGCTCCTGTAATTGTATTTAGACCATATTGCTTGTAAATTGAATTAGTTGCAACTGGTACATTGAAAAACAACCAACCACCTATTGAAGCCTTTGCATATAAAACAACCTCCCAACCATAATTAGAAGAATAAAAATTAGCAGAGTCTAAAGCTACACCTGATAACTTAGTTTGAGAAGTTACTGCCCCACCATTCTTAAATACTTCTGAAAAGAATACAAAGTCCGGGCTTGTCATTATTGCAACATCTCCTCCTACTTTTATAACTGATCTGACACTCAATGGAGATCCTATTTTATATATACCTATTAAATTCCAGTTGTTAGCATCAGAAGGGTCAGATCCATCATATAATATAGCAGTGCCACTAGACATGATAAATAAAGCATAGTCATCAACTCCGTCTCCTCCGTCGTGATTCCAAGTTGCCATAGCAATTAAATTACCCCCATAAGGAGCTATACCAGCAAGATCAAATTTAGTAAAAGATCCTTGTATTGCGTTTGTTGCTCCGTAAAAAAAACAAGAATCATCAGTTGACCAAGTATAAAGCCTATTTTTATGAACATTGCAACCGTCTAATTCTGTTGCTGTTAATCCTGTACCGTTTATAGTTGAATTACTTAAACTAGTGCCATTATATACTTGAGGAGTGTCCACTCCATTAAATAATAATAAATTGCCATTCATGCTTACTGTTTGCCATCTGGCATTTGCAAATCCTGATCCTAAGTTGGTTATTGAGGAGGGGTTTGTGACATCGTTTATTTCATCTGAATTTGCACAAATAAACTTCTTAATTGCACCATCTCTTAATTCTGCTAAAGTTTCTACATTACCGTTTAACCCTGTTGCATATTCTGAGTAGCCTTTTCTTGTTACTAATTTACCTTGCGAAGGAAACCAATTTTTCATCTCTGGAGCGTCTGTGGCTTCCATTTGCGATAAAGAATCTCTACTATTAAGACCACCAGTTGGTGCGGCAACATTAGTTCTTAATGCCTGCCCTACTCGTTCTTGTTGTAATCCTGGATATTGTCTTAATATTTCTAATACCATTAAATTGTTATAATTTCTGGATAACCGATTTTACCATTTCTTAATCTTGTTGCTTTGTGTCTGACGGTTTGTCTTCCTGCATTAATCGACATTCTTTCAGCTAGTGCTAAATTAGCTGTTCTTTGATCTTCTGCGTATGGTCTGCCTTGCACTTTTAACAAGTTCCAAGTTGCATCTAACTTTAATATATATTCATCTATTACAGAAATATCTGTATCAGCAAGCCAGCTAGTTTGAGCAGCTCCTCCACTACTTTTTACTAGATTATTGCTTATGTATTCAAAGACATACCCATTTGTTGAGGTTGGCGTAGGGTATATTAAGATTTCATTACTTCTGACCCTGTAATACTCTAAAACTGCCCCAGATCCTACTGTACTATTTACCAACTCCCTCCAATCTTGAGGAGTGGTAGATCCAATCATTTCTCGCTTGGCAGTTGTATTCCAAAAAGAATTATTTACTATCCTGTCAAAATCACTAGGTAAGTTATAATTATTTTGAGATGCAACCGCATTAAAACTGTATTCTTTTAACAACTCTTGCCAGTAATAAGATCTAGCAAGGTTGACTATTGATCTTTTAAGCACCTCCAAGACTTGAACGGCAACTGTTTGGTTGTTACCTACAATTGTTGATGGCACTGTCGCAGACTTAGTCTGTTGCAGTACTTCTTGTGCGATACTTAAAAGTGTCATTATTTTTTATTTAAAAAGTTTCGTAAATCAATAAAAACTTGATAAGCCTTTGGAAATCTTTTTTTATCTTCCATAAAATAAATATCTCCTAATTTATTAGTAAATTTCTGTTCTCCTGTAGGTCTTATTAATTTTGTGTATTTATCATTATAATTATAAATAGATATATATTCTTTTACAATTTCGTTATTATTCTTTGTTTTTATTGATTTTTCAAAAAACGCTACATTCCATCCGCTTTCATTGATAAATTCCGCCTTATCTTTACTAACTATAGTTTCGCCTTTTTTTAACTCTCTTTTTGTCATATTTTTTTAATTAAGCTAGGGGTTTTTACTCCCCTAACAGATTTTAGTTGTCTTTACCGTCTCTAACAAAAGGTCTTGCAATCTCTAATTCTGCTAAACCAGTTGATGGAGTGTCAATAGCAGAAGCTCCCTTGCAATTACTTATGTAATCACCAGCAACATCAGCATCATCAATAGTACCTGCTGTTGAGGTCAAATAGCAATCAGCATTATCAGCAAAAGAAGCTGCTACTTTACCAACTGCTTTACCGCTAATCTGATACCAACCATATTGGTTAGCTACATTAATAGATAATGCAAAAGCTACTGAACCGATTGCATTTGCAGAGGCTAAAGTTGTTGAATAATCATCAGGATTATATACAACTGCCGAACCAACAACCGTTGATGCAACACCTTTTAAATAAATAAACTCACCAGTACCATAATCAGTATCTGCTTTATCTACTGCTTTGATAATAGTTCCTAGAGGGAGATTTTTAACTGTTGAAGTTTCATCTATCTTTTGTGGATTTATTGTGTTTTCTATACTTTTAAAATTTGACATTATTTGAAATATTGCGAGGGGGATTGCCCCCCTCTTGTTAATTAGTCTATCATTACACCATGTACTCTTGCATTATCAATAGTTAGGTTCATTAAGCCTGTCATTGGTAATACATAAACATCTTGGTTTACTGGTCTAGTTACTTCCCCTTTTTCCAAGAAGTCTCCTAAATGTTTCAACTTAATATGTTCAGAATTTAAGAAATACATATGATTAGCAGGACATTCTGGATCATAGTAAACATCAGCTCCTTTGTATTGTAATACATCGAAACCTGCGTCAGCTAATTTACTGCTAGCTACTCTTTGGATAGTCTGCAAAGAATCTTCATAAAATCCGAAGTTTATATCATCAGCAGTTATCAAATCAATCTGTTTACCAGCTTGAGCTTGACATCTTCTGTAAAGGATATTCATTGCTTTTCGAATAGTTGTTGCATCTTTAGTTACTGAATCCACTGAAAAATCATAGATTTTGTTTCTAAAAAAAGCACCTTCTGTTGAAGATCTATCGATACCGCCTACCGTTCCAGATGTTGGATCGTCAGCAACTAATAATTGCAAACCGCCAATTTCTTGACCACCTGTACCAGTGCCATCTGAATAAATAGCAGATCCTAGTATATTTTTAATTGAGCTTTCTAAGTTTTTAACTTTCTCCTCCATTAAATTTACAATTCTTTCTTTACCAGAGTTTTGTTTCATTTCCTTACCAGACATTGAAATTGTACCAGTAATGATTTTTTGTTCAAAATCTGCTGCGGTAATGACATCTTGGATAGTAGTGTCAAAAGTATCAAATTCACCCTGAAATTGTACTGTTCCATTTGAAGCATAAGTTAGATTTTCTCTAAAAGCTACACCACCAGATTCTTTAATTACATTTCCCTTTTCTTTTAGTCTTATAAATAAAGGGTGGAAATTTTCGATATTGTCAATAACTTCTTTTTTATAGTTATTTAATGTCGTTGTCAATATCTCCGAAATATTAGGATTAGTCATTTTTAAAATTTATTAAAATTATTATTAATAAATGTTTAAAGATTATGCAAAAAGTTCAGAAATAGCCTTAGAGTTTAACTCTTTGGCGGAAAGGTTTTTATTGCCACTGCCTACGCTAGGAGAATATTTTTTATTTTTCTTCACTTTCTCAAGAGCTTCTTTTTGTTTAATCTTCTCTTTTAAAAGTAATTCTTGCCTTTGCTCTCCTTCTAATTCATCATCAAGTAACACTGCTTTATTATATGCCTTTTCTAAGGTCATTGTGCCGTTTTGATCTGCTTGGAATAACAAAGACATATTCTTTCTAACTCTATCAAAATAAGGATATTTTAAACTTCCATCTTCATTTTGACTTTGTGCAAAGCTTGTTAATTCTTTTTGCACCGTTTGAGCTTGGCTTGCCGCCTCCTGTTCCTTTAACTCTTGCAATTGTCTCTCAACATTTTCAAGTTGTTTTTTTTGCTTTAGCTCTTGCTCTGTTAGATATTCATCTTCATTTTCTGCAACAGGGTTATTTTGCTTCGAGGTTAGCTCCTCTAATTTTGTTCGCATTTCTGCCAACTCTTTCCTAGTATTCCCGAGTTCAAGACTTCTACGATCAAAATCTACTCTTCTTTTTTTGGTAGCTTCTACTGCTTCTTGTCTTAATTCAGGGTCTTTAATTTTTTTGACGAGTTCTTTTTCTTCCTTAGTCCAACCACTGGTTAATCTAATAAATTTAAGCTCCTCCTCTGGGTCTTCTGATTCTTCGGTTGGTGCGTTTTCTGCGTCAACTTCTGTATCATTATTTTCAATATTGTCTTCTTGAACAGTTTCTTGATTCTCAATTTCTTGAGTTTCTTTATTCTCTTCCAGAATTTCAGCTAATGAATTGCTGTTTTTTTCTAATGTATCTGACATAAAAATATTTAAAGATAATTATTTTAATTAGAATAGGTTATGTAAAATTAATTGTCAAGATTATGTAAAATTAATAATCTTTTATATGGCAATTATTTAATTTTAAATGATTTAAGTATCCGTTTTTTGTAGTGTAAACCTTATTATCAACATGGCTTTCAATTCCTCCATGCTTAGAGATATAGCCGTCTATTGTCAAATCTTCTCCGCAAGCAGGTATCTTTCTTTGTTTTGACGCTCCGCCTTTTCCGTATCCATCAAATACCCATTGCTTTTTCCCGTCTATAGTTTTTAAAACTTTTCTAGTCATTTTTTATTTGTTCGTTAAGTCTTTGGGTTCTACTTTCTATTACCTGCTCCGCTGTTGGTGCGACCCTTTCCAGTGTTTTTGATTGCCTATCTGCCGCTTTGTTTGCGTCTTCAAAATCAATTTTATCATCAAATTGCCTTTGGTTTTGCAATACTCTAGCCTTTTCAATGTCAATTTTTTGTTGCTCTAGGTTAATTTTAGCCTTTTCACTTTCAACTTTAAACTGGAACTCTCTTTCTTGTCTTTCGTTTTCTGCTTGTGCCAAAACTTCCTCTTGTGAAGGCTGCTCCTCTTCTTTCGCCTCTTCTGGCTTAGATAGTAAAAACTCCTCCAGATTTCTACCTACTTTAAAAGGTCTTGCTATAAACCCTAAAAACTCGTTAAAAGCATCTGGCTGTAATATTCCAGCTTGCACCAAAGGAGTAAATTGACTTGCAAAGTTTGTTACACTACTAATAAACTCAAATCTTTCGGTTTTTTCTCTTTGTTGGTCAACCTCAATAGTGCTATCAGTTTCAATATCTATTGAAAAGGATCTTAAAATATCATCTTTTAATATTTCATCTATTTTTTTTACTTGGTCTATCTCCATAGCAAAGCCTTTCAATTCGTTTTGTGCAATTTTCATAGTCTTATCAAATCCTTTTTTGGCTTGTTGTTTTAATAATTCTACTTGTTGCACTTTTTCTGCACCTGACAAATTTTCTGGCAAGTTGTTTACTGCTTCTTGTAATAGCATGTTCTGGTTGTCTTGTGCTGTTTCTGCAATATCTTTTAAACTTACTATTTGGCAACCAGAGATTTTGGCCAACTCTTCTATTTTGTAGTTTTCGCAAGTTAACTCTGCTATAATTTCAATAGTGTCTTTTATCATAATAGCGTTAGCTTTCTGTAAAGGTTGGATTCTACTAAAAGCAAAATCGCCCTTAAGTCTTTGTGCTGTTGCCGTCTCGCTCGCTATACTTACACCCCTGACAATATCAGATAAGCCTGTAATTTCTCTTATATTATTAATAATTTGTGCTTTTTGTTGTGTTAAAATAGTTATAGTGTTAGCAATAGGGACTATATCTTTTATATAAATCTGATTTTTAATATCTATGGTTGCACCTCCAGACATAGGAGCGAAGTCCCCATCTTCCCCATTAAATAAATTTTGAACATCTTCATTTTCTGCAACTGAATTATAAACACCTGTATATTTTACTTGCTCCGTTAAAGATCTTATTCTTTCATCTAAAATATTTAATTCTTCAGCCTGCGATTTATACATCCTATATAAAGGTATTGGCAATAATGAGCTGGGATCGCTGTCAGTCCCTACTGGCCTAGCTATAGGAAAAAAATTAGTTAAATTATAAGGGTTTTGATCTACTTGGATAATCTTTTCTTGCGTGTACCATAGTACTTGATCGTTTACCTTGTCCCAGATTTCCCAAATTTCTAAGGTTTCCAGCTTTCCATCATTGTCCGTTGAATCTGGTTCTAAGTCTTTTGCATCTTCGCCAAACAATTCCAGTAACTCTGCTTTTGTTTTATAAGATCTAAAAGCTAACCAATTTAAATCGTCCCAACTGGTCGCTGTGTAATCTGTTATAAAATTTTTATATTCTATTCTTTTTAAGAAGATTTTTTTATTACTTTCGTCCAGAATCTCTTCTCCCTCTTCGGTTTTTACAACTTCCCCCTCTTCCATGTAAACACGAACTAAGCCTCGCCCATTGATTAAAAAGTCTTTTCTTGCTTTACTGAAAATGGTGTCTGCTTTTGTTGTTTCTAAAAAAAAGGTTGTGACTCTTTCTAAAATTTCACTAGCAATTTTAGCCTCCTCATTTTCATCTTTAAATCTTCTTGTTATATTAGGCTTTGGAAGTTTTGAGTACACTAAGGGGGCTAGTGTTTCGGTGTTAGCATATAATATATTATACCTGTTTACATCTTCCACATTATATTGATCTTTGTAAATATTTTCATATTTTTTAGCTTCTCTAAAATATTTCTCATGAAATATTAAACATTTTTCAATTTCTTTTTTCCAAATTTCGTGTAAATCTGATTTTTGTTTTGATTTCTTTTGGTCTTCGTTGTTCATAATTCTTATAGTAAATAACTTTTTTCTAGGTTATGTAAAATTAGATAAAAGTCAAGTTTATTCATAGTTCTTGTTTTTCTTTCCTTTTCTTATCTGGTGCGGGTTAAAGTTTTCCCAGAAATCTTGTGTTGGATCTGGTAAAGCCTCCTTTATATCTATTGTTATAGGTCTTGACATTGCTATATATCTGGCCACGTCCATCAAGTGGTCTTCTAGTGCCGTGTCTAAGTCCTCTGGCTTCGTTCTGTCATATTGCATTATTGGAAGTGTTCTTATTAAGTTTTTACAATCTTCAGTAATATACATTAATGGCCTTCCGT